GTGTTAAAAATATCACATACAAATTTTCATAAAAATATGGTAGAAGATATCACACATATCATCTTTCAAACCTTCCACGATGCAGAAATTATTAAAGATAGCGATTATGATTCTGTAAATGATTTTGTAGAGCACCAATGTGAAGTATGGTACGAAACCGGAAAAAATCCTTATTATCCCGCAAGAACAAATAACCATCATACAAATAATATTCATGTAACCGAACATGGATTAGCGGAAGATTTCGTGCAAAGTTATCTTACAGATAAATTATCGAAAGTGCGAGAAATGAATGATGCTTCTCCGAAACAGCGAACCCCGGAATGGTATCAACGCCGTTATAATATGATGACGGCGAGCAATATTTGGCAAGCATTTTCAAGCGACGCACAACGCAACCGGTTGATTTATGAAAAATGCAAACCTCTGGATTTCGGATACACTGAAAACAAATGGGTGAATACAGACAACTCGCTCCATTGGGGAGTAAAATATGAGCCTCTAACAGTGATTCTGTATGAATATATTACTGGCGCCAAAGTCGAAGAATTCGGTTGTATCCAACACCCGAAATATCCATTCATAGGCGCATCTCCTGATGGAATAGTGACAAATCCGGAATCGCCTTTATATGGCCGAATGCTCGAAATCAAAAATATTTATAATAGGGAAATGAATGGTATACCGAATGAAGCCTACTGGATACAGATGCAAATCCAGATGGAAACATGCGATTTAGATGCGTGCGATTTTGTCGAAACCAGGTTTAAAGAATATGAAGACGAAACCGCGTTTTGGCAAGATTGCGAAACCCGTTTTCGCGGTATTATTCTTCATTTTACGGCAAGTGACGGCAGGTCGAATGTTCCGCTATATAAATATATGCCTCTCGATATTCCGTTGACTAAAGAAAGTGTCGATGCATGGATCCAATATACATCCTCAGAGGTTGAAGTCACACATATGTTATTTAAAAAAGTGTTTTGGTATCTGGACGCTATCGAAATGTCGGTCGTATTACGCAATCAAAAATGGTTTGATGCTGCTGTTCCGACGATTGAAGATGTATGGAATACGATCACACAAGAACGTGTTTCTGGATACGAACATAGAGCAGCAAAGAAACGTGTTCCTGCTGCGGATTCTGCCAATAATATTATCGTGATTAACGCGCAAAATGGCACAGATTCCCAGATTATTACGAACATGCCGAAATCAAACCCAGGTGGATTCTGTTTGATTAAATTAGAATAAAAAAATATAAAAAAAATATTAGAAATCACATTATCATACATAAAAAATATATCATAATGTCGAGCGATTATTTGATGAATATAGCCTCCGGCCTTTTTTTTATTTGCTATATTCCCGAATTCTATGCCAATTATAAAAACAAAAATGCAAATGCCTATAATGTAGTCGAAAAAGTTATTATGTTAGCAGGCACGGGATTTGCGCTGGGTTATTCCTTAGAAACAGACAGCAATGCATTCAAAATAAATTATAGTATTATTTTTACATTAGATACGATTGCTTTATTCATGCGAGCGTATTATGCCTATAAAAACCGGAATATTGATGTTACAATGAATCTGTATGATAATGCGAATGAAGAAGTCCATAATCCGGTGAATAGTTTGTGATTTATTTTTATTGTATATTGTTCGCCTGTATGACATCTCGCACATATTTTTTGTATAACTGTTTATATGTATTTTGCAATTTGTCGAATTTCATATTGAATTTGCCTTCCATCGTATCAAGTGTAATCGTTTCTATGACGGATTTGTCTTCATTCAATGTATTCATCATCATTTTTGCAAACATTTTGTTCCCCCAAAACCCGCGGAAAAAATTGCGGTATGTTTTCACAAACAATTTGGTCGTTGTATTATTAATAGGACATGCTGCAGTGACAACTGTGTTTACTAATCCGTCACCGAATTTCACTCGCGCAATCGTAGTATGCGGCAATGAAAATTCGTTATCAATATCTATCTGATTGTTATTGAATATTTTGTATACCATCGATTTTTTTCCAGATGTGTATATGTATGACGTTCTCCAATGACCTGGACCGATTTGTTTCGGTGGGTCTTCATACGATGGTGCTGGTCGTTCCTGATTTCCAAATGTATGCACATACGCAATATGCATAATATCCAGCGAGTTTTCAGAAACGACTCTGGCGAATGTATTAAATACAGTGTTTAAAAAGACAACTGACATGGTTGGGTCGGCAGCTTCCGGTTCTACAAACATATCGCTGTTTAATATATTCAAGTGTGCTTCAGTGGCAAACCAAGGGATTTGATTTGTATTCAGATATACCCAACCGTTTCTTTCTACGATTGGAAATCTGGCGGAATTATGCACGGGCGAAGGTTGAAAACATATTCCAGGAACAATCGTTAAATTTCCTGTATGACTAAATTCATATCCGTGATACGGACACATTATGCGGTCTGTAACTATTTTACCTGCAGAAAGAGCAGCTCCTTTATGAGGACACACGTCATCCAATGCATGAAATTCGCCCGTTTCCGTTTTCCAAATAACATACGGTTTATTCCATACAGTGATTTTGTATGGCGTGTTTTTTATTATATCTGCGGTTTCTGCAACAACATACCAAGACATTTTGTATTTTTCGTGGGGGGTTACTGAAGTGGATTCTGTTGCGATGATTTTTGGTTCAGATGCAATCTGGGGTTTTTGTAATGAATGTTTTTTGAATAATTGAAAGACCTTTGGTAGTATATTGAAAAATCTTACTGTATGACCTAATGTAAAACATATATTTATAATGACTATTGATAATTTCATTTAATATACTATGATAAAATATCTCTATGTATTTTATCATAATGATAATCGGGTATATTATGTTACATTTTTATTGATATCTTCTTCGCAACTTATTTCCTTTGATTTTTATAATTTTCATACAAAAAATATTATCTAATAAAAAAAATGAAAAAAAGGGCCTTAAAAAATTCTCCAAAACTTTTGTCAAACAAAAAAGTGACGCTTTTTTTTCACCCTTTTTCTTGCTCTTTTTCTACTATCATTCCTACAAATCCTTTTATAAAACTGAATGGACATTTTGATATTTTTCATCAGTATCATGGTATATTTATAGGCGCCCGAAGGGCGCTTTTTGTAGGTTGTTATCATATATGCTTTTCGATATATATTTTTTATTAATATACCACTGCATTACGCAATGTTTTTTAGGATTATCATACAAAAATACATTTTCGATTATATAAATCATACAATAACTTCTATGCAAAAAATATCAAAATGTACATTCAGTTTTATAAAAGGATTTGTAGGAATGATAATATAAAAAGGGCAAGAAAAAGGGTGAAAAAAAGAGTCACTTTTTTGTTTGACAAAAGTTTTGGAGAATTTTTTAAGGCCCTTTTTTTCATTTTTTTATAGAGAACGAGTTTTTGAAAGAAAATTATTTATCATACAAAAATATATCCTTTATATGTGCATTGTTCATTATTATTTTATTTGTGCATTACAATATGATGCAGCGAAACGTCATACAAATACTAATTATTGATATTTGTTTTTGTATGACAATGTAAAAATATTATATAATAGTATATGAGACCCATAATAACAGAATTAAACAATGGAGTATTATCGTCAAATATGGCAATGCCATTGAAAGACCTTACAAGTGATAATGATGCATCTTTCGAACTATCCAGAAAATTATTTCTTAAATCTTATTTACCAAATACAAATTTTGCACTACCTCAAACAGGAAGCACTATTCTTCAGCGAGAAGCTTTAGCATTAAATAATAAAGTTGTTATTGATGGCAAACGAACTGCCGCTCAAAAAAAATGGATAGGCGGAAATCGTGATGCATCCAGTATTATCGCCCGCCGTAGAATGAATACTACTGGCGCAATAATGAATACTGTAGGACCCCAATCATTTGCCAATATTGCCGATAATAATACGAGAATAGATGCGCTTACTCGCGTTCGTTCGAGCGGTTCTCGCGTTCCAGTAAAAGTCTCACAGAAAAATGTGTTACCACCACCTCAAGAACCATCGATAGACCCAAATATCAAATTCTATCGAATTGTTTCCGGTGGATACAGTGCCGTATCCTCCATCAACAAATTAATTACAACAAGTTCAAGTACTGCTTATGGTATATCTCCTGGTATATATGAATATACTCCCAAAAATTTGATTGGAACACGTATTGTCAATTTATCATCAGGAAATGTTGGTCGCAGTTATAATTTAATCACTATTTCTCGTATTGACGGAACCGTGACAACCTATCCAAGATATGATGTGTTTGGAACTGCATCACAAGCAACTGTATTATCGAATCTATTGAATTCGTTCGATGATTCTGTTATTGTAATTATACATTCATTTGATGAACCCCAAACAAATGCAACCGGGTTACAAACAGAATTTAAGAACTGCGGCGCATCTTCCACATTTGCATCATTATTAAAATATCGCGGTGCGTATGTTCTCGTCGGTATCCCCGGAATTGGCGTAAATAATGGATTACAAAAATACGCTGGTGCAACAGGAAGTAGTCCAACTTCTTGGGTCGATTTACGCATCTCTGTTCTCAATGGAGAATACACCTATATTTCCGGTTAAATATATTCTGTATGACAATACACAATATATTGTTTTCGAGAACAATCAGTTAAAATGATTCTAATAAAATAAACTATAAAATGGATATTGCGCAATATACAACATTGCCAGTTCTACCTTCCGTTCAAACAAAACTCGATTTTTTCTATTATTCGAAAAAAATACCGCATATTATTTTTCACGGACCTTCCGGTAGCGGTAAAAGAACCATCGTCCACCAATTTCTAACAAAAATATACGGAAATGACAAAGCGCGCATGAAATCAAACATTATGTTTGTAAATTGCGCGCACGGTAAAGGTATCAAATTTATTCGCGACGAACTCAAATTTTTCGCAAAATCAAACATACAATTCAACTGTGGGGTTATCTTCAAAACAATCGTGCTATTAAATGCGGACTTTTTGACAATCGATGCTCAATCCGCCTTGCGAAGATGTATTGAACTGTTCAGTTTTAATACGCGGTTTTTTATTATTGTTGAGAACAAACACAAATTATTGAATCCTATTTTGTCGCGTTTTTGCGAAATATATATACCCGAAACGGTTGGTCAAACAAACCAAATTGTTAATTTGCATCAATATACAGTCAAACAAAAATATACGATGGA